TGAAATGGTGTACCGGATATCAGCGGTCGCGTTGATACTTGTCGCGGCGGCCAGCTCGGTGGCGACGTTATCGCCGCAAGCGACCAGATAGGCGTAGGTGGTGCCGGGCTGAACCTGTAGGCCCATGGCCGTCCGCCCGGCCCCCATATCGTAGGTATTCACCGTACAGGCGTTGATACCCAGCATGTTCGCGCTGTTCTTGATCGTGAACGGCAGCCCGCCCACCTGTAGCGCCCCGGCGGGTCCGCTAAAGCTCGACAACTTGATGCGACCCAAGCAGACAACAAGGCTCCCGATGCGGACATAGTTGCCGCTCTGTGTGGTGTAGGCGGCTGTTCCTGCCGTGGTTTCGCCAGCCACGGTAGGCGTGAAGGTTCCTTCCTCGTAGGTGCTGAGGGAGATGCTGGCGGGCTGGTAGTTGGTGCACCGCCAATTGCCCGACCCCTCCGACACGAATGCCGCAACATCACCCGCCGCCGTGGTGATATTCGCACCGCCCGGCAGGATTAGCGACGTGGCGTTGTGTGTGAGCGTCAACGCATCGTCGAACTGCAACACCCGAGCAGTGCCCGCAGCAACGGTGCCTAGCGCGGTGATGGTCGTTGTGCCGGTGATATCAACGTATTGCCCGGTGGCTGCGCCGATATCAATAGACGACGCGCTTGCAATGTCGCTGCCCTTGCCACCAATTGGGCTGTTCACAAACGCCTTGATAGACTGCTGGGTCGCCAATGCGGTATCGCTGTTAGAAGACATGTTGTCTTCGTCAAGGATAGTGTCGACAACCGTAACGTCTGTACCCTTAAGCTCGTCAAACGTAACGCGCCCACTGGCGGTGACCGTGGTAAAGCTACCCGCCGCCGTGCTGGCACCGCCGATGGTCACACCATCAATAGTGCCGCCATTGATATCTGCCGTGGTAAGCACCGCAGACGCAATGGTGACAACACCCGTGCTGTCCGCAATAGAACCTGCCGAGGTACCGTCCTTGGCCTTGATATTAGTGACTTCAAGGTTCGTGGTGTCGATAGTGGTAGCGCCCACGATATCAGTCTGACATGACTCTACGTTTGTGCCATCACAAAACAAGAAGGCTGTGGAGCCGTTGGCAACTGCTACACCCGTGCCAGCAGAAGTCTTTAGCGTGACCTCCTGCCCGGAGATATTCTTGAGGACATACAGCTTTGAGGCTGCGGGGCAGATGATAGTGGCCGCAGCGGAGGGGCTCCCTGCTCCATCGTCATCTGCAACAAGGATAGCGCAGCGCGATTCAGAAGTAGTACCATCTGCGCTTGTAAGTGTATGGCTGTTAGCGGTCCAAGAGTTGATCGTAGCAAGGCCAGCGACCGCCTCCTCGACCATTTCGGTGATGTTATTGTTTACAACATCGCCCCACGAACCACTAAGCTCGCCCTGTACGGGCAGCGCCAGTTTAAGAATAGTTGTGTACTGAGTGGCCATATTCTGCGCTCCATACCCCGCATCTGTATATTAACTTATACAGGCCTAAAATCCACTAACATTTTGCCAGTTAGGTGTTTGAGAAGTGCTAACATTTTGCAAGTTAGGTGTTTGAGAAGTGCTAATAGCTGCCCAAGAGGGTATTTGGTTTGTATCCACTTCGCCCCATATGAACACACCACCCACACTTCCAGTACAAGACACCCCGGTGGGAGTAGCTATAGCCGCGCCAGTAGCTGTAGCAGCGCCGAGATTCGCAGTCGCAGATACTCCAGTTACTGATATAAAACTAGAGCCCTTTACTGTAACTGTCCCCAACGAAGCTGTGGCTGACAGCCCTAAAGAGGATATATTTGCATCGCCTGTCGTAGTTACAGACCCAAGACCGCTGGTAGCGCTAACCCCACTTACGGCTATATCAGAGTCCGCAACTACCGTAACCGACCCGAGAGCGGAAGTAGCAGCTAAACCAGACGTAGAAACATTAGCGTCTGCAACAATCGCTACAGAACCGAGCGCAGTAGTACCGGCTACACCATCGACAGATACTACTAAAAGGTCGGTGCCCCAAGCCGTTTGGCCCCAAGAACCCGATCCCCAACCAGAATATTGTGTGGATGAGGGCACTTGGAACCCCTACTTAAGCAATACGGACGATGGCGTTGCTAGCGTCAGCAGTCGGGAACTGAATGGTGAAGTCGCCAGCCGTAGAGGTCTTATCACCACCAAAGTCCAGCACAGCCACAGCGGGGTTAGAACCACCGGACTGGTAGATGAGCGCCCCACGCGCCGTGATCGTAGCAGTAGACCACGTAGTATCGGCAAAATCGAGGAACGCCGTGGTGCCAGAAGTGGTGGGGGCTACAACAGACAACGTATTTCCACCGGCAGAATACCCAGTACCACTAACCTCATTGGTGACGGAGTACGCGGTTGTAGTAGCGTCCAGTGTAGCTGATGACGTATACAGAGCAATCTTGAACGTCTGCGCTGTATCGCTACTAAAATCCATTTCGCCGTCAAGGAGCGCCTGCTTGAACGACGTGCACATAGCCTGCGTGATTGCCATAATCTATCTCCTATGATACGGCTTGCCGGAACTGTCCAGAACGGTAAGTATCTTCTCTTAACTTACCATCGCCCAGTACTTTCAGCAAGTTTATTGCCTGTAAGTACAGTTTCTCGTACATCGCAACGACATCCTTCTCACCCTTCAAAAACCGTATGGCTTCGATAAGTGCGCCGTTCAGCAATGCAGAGTCAAATTCATCCCCTAACCAAGTAGTACCGGCGGTGACAATCGACTCAGGATAATATCCATAATGAAGCTCTGTTGTGTAGTTACTATCAGGCGTTGGACCTACTATAAAACTACCATCAGAGAAGTACGCATAATGAGCGGGTAAGCCGCCGGGGGAGGACGCCGGATAGGCTTCACGGATGAAGTTAACATCCTTGTTAATCAAGTAGTTATAGTCACCACTACTGTCCACAACCGCTAGAGAATACGACCACAGAAAATCCGCAGGCATCCCAAGGTAGCTATTACCACTTGTAAACGTACCGGTTACATTCCTACGAAGGGCTGGAATTTGCACAGAGTTATAGATCTTCTGCTCAGCCTGTTCAGTGAACATGGCAAGCTGGTCAGCCGTGAAAGACGTTTCACAGATGTCCTCGATATTAGTGGTTAACTCTGTATAGTTCATGGTTAGGCCATCGGACCACGGGCCATAGTGCCCTTAGTTGCCGCTCCAGTACCACGAACCTTCACACCAGAAGTCTTAACGCCTTCCATGCTGCCCTTCGGGCCGTACACTTTCGGCATATTCGTAGCTTTTGCAGGCATATTAGCTGTGTTTTTCATGTCTTACTCCTATTCTGTGACGACAGTAACAGAACCCACTAAACCTGTCCCCACCAAATTATTAGGTGTTAAGCCAAAAGGATCGTTCATACCAACTGGATCCCACCCAAACTGTATATCTCTACTCGGCGCTAGTTCTGCGGAATCAGGCCGGGGATCTCTAAGAGCCTGCGGATCATCAACTGGATACTCACCTAGATGTAATTGTGGGTGGTCAGGGTTCCAGCACTCAGGACACGCTTTGATGTTACTGTTTCGGCCTTTTACAATAAGTTCCTTAAGTTCCCGTAACTTATACTGGAATCCACAAACATCACATATTGCAAGAGCCTTCTGGGAAGACGCGAACCTCCGCGACATTAGTAGACCCTCGACATGCGTGGAACGAACCGAACTGAGGCTTTCTCCCTATCTTCGCCAGCGGCTAAGTTAAACTGCTCATCATACTCGGCCTTCAGCATCTGCACGCGAGGTGATAGTTCCGGCACCTTCATAGCGATCTGGTAGGCCAACCCAGCAACAAGGCACGGGAAAAAGCGGAAGTTCATGTCCGGCGTCTCAACACCACGCCCAGCGTCCTCAACACGACGCATACGCCAATAAACAAACGTATAGTCGTTACTGTCCGGCACAGGCCAGACGTTGATCTTGGGGGCGTCGCGGAGCCTCTCTACCCAAACCTGAATCGGCCTGCCGGTAGACAGCTTATTGGGGATAGAAGAGTAGGTGCTAACGCTAATACGGCTAATATTAAGGTCCGACTGCGTAGTAGCGTTGCCCGCATTGGTCCGAATCACCTGCTCCAGCAGATCAATGGTGTCGGCGGGGAGGGTATACTCACTTGTACCGCTTACGAGACTTACCGTACCCTCGTCGATAGTCCACATGTTGATGCCACGGTTCTGCCACTCGATAGTAAGCAGGTTCATGGACCTACGTGCGGTACGCAAATCATAGCCCGACCGCATCTCTCGACCCGCACGTTCCCACGCTTCTTCAGCGATCTCCGTGAAGTCCATATTAAATACGGTAGTGCCTGAAGTCGTCATTTGCGCTTCCAACCCTCACGGGCTTTAGTCTTTGCTTTGCTAGACAACTGCCCGTAATGAAATAACTTTTTAGATACGTTTGACATACTTTTGCCGGTCATAAGAGTGCCGTCTGGGTGCTTGTGCATACCCCCCTTATGCTCTCTGCCATCTGCAAAATAATGTTTAACGCCCTTTGCCACTATGCTTTCCTATACCTTCTCGTCTTCTTCGCGATGCTCTCGGGCTGCTTTACGAACTGCTGCCCGGCAGCAGTCCCACGGCGCTTTGCTCGCGTGGTCGCTGCATACTCCTGCGGAGATAGGGACTTGATGGCGCTCTCCGGTAGATACCGTTCGCCCGTCTCGCTCGACTTCTTGCCCGATTTGGTCCGCCATTTCTGCTTCGTCCAATTCTTAAGAGACTGCTGCGGCTTCTTCAGCCCACCTGATTTGTAATACCTACGCATCAGGACTTATAACCACCACCTTCGGCTTTATACCTTTGCGCCAACATCTGCGCCTTGCGAGCACTCCACTGACCCGGCTTGCCGCCTTTACCACCGGCCTTGATGCTTTCAAAAAGCCGCTTACGCATACCGGGCTTTGTATAGTTGCCCGCTTCGTTTACACGGCTCTTTGACTTCTCTGACAACACACCACCAGTGCTGTACATCTTGTAGCCGCAGCCATCTTTCCGGTAGTACTTACGCATTACGCGCCCTTCATCTTGACCATTTTAGCAGGGCGCACGCCCTGCTTAGCCATACCACAACCACGGACCTTGCCGCCGTAATTGTAGCCCTTGATCTTGCCACCACCCATCTTCTTGACAGGAGCTTTAGGTTTGGACTTCGGTTTAGCGCCTCTAGTAGCTAGAGCTTTAGACTGCGGCGGCATCTTATCCATATACTCGGCTTGGTCTTTTGCTTCGGCACCATCTAGCTCGGATGGGTTGGGGCCGCGAGTAGATCCACCCTCAAAGTACCTCATGACCTCGCCACCGGCTTTCATCTTGCCTTTACCGTCAGCAGCATAAAACGGCACCATCTTGCCGTCCTTTTCAACCATGTCCAACTTACCGCCACCGGCGTAGCGTTTCATCATGCCGCCGCCCATATAACCTTTAGACTTCTTCATAAATTCTTCTCCAACAGATTGCGGTACGCCAACCTTGTTAGCGAACTTTGGGTTGTTAGCCACCGCAGCCATAAACCGCTTTTGTTTCTGTGACTTAGCAGGCATCAGCAGTTCCACTTACGGAGGCTTTTGTTAATCCGGCTATTCGGATCGTTTGCTGTCTTCGCGCTAGTGTTACGTTCTTTCATGCCCTCCATACGTGCACAGAAAGACTTACGGCGATTAGCTGCCTTGGAACCCTTCTTAAGTTTGCTTGGTTTGGTAGTGACGGCGGTTTGCAGTTTGCTACCGGGATTCTGCCTCCGATAGCTGGCAACACCTTTCTTGTTAAGACCGCCAGATGGGTCTTTACCTTCTTTGCGCTGCCAAGCGGGGGATTTAACTCCCCCGCCCGATCTGTAATACCGCCGCATAGCCACTAACCAAACTTCTTACGAAGATACATAATGACGGTATAGGTATCAGCCGCCGTCGCGCCCACAGTTGTGAACTTGATATCGCCTGTTTTACCCGCACCAGCATTATTGGTGAGTCCGCCAAACACGGTATAGTCGTGATTACCACTCTGGTTCTCACCAAGCTCGATACAAAAGACATCTGACGTAGCGTCCCAGAGGATCTGGACCTTCATGCCGATGCACTGCCACCAAATGCGTTCAATATCGACGCCGGAGCAGGCAAGACCATTCTGGTCAGATTCTAGGGCGCTGACATCTACCTTTGTAACCGCTGACTCTCCGGTGCCGTCCGAAATATTGGTGAACTTAAGCACCGCATGGG